AGAAATAAAATTATTCCGTGCATCGTTTGTAACAATCCAATCGATTTCTTCTTGGTAAGTCTTGCCATCCATCATATGACATATATCATTATGATAACGTAATAGTAGTATTGATATGTCTAACTCGGCTAACGCGCCTACTTCTTGCAATTTTGCAGTCGTAGTTACTTTATAGGTTGGACCAAACAAACCTTCCAATACTAATTTATTTGTTTCAGTACCATCTAACGTACCGGTCATGCCATATCTATATTGCGCATTACGGCATTTATTCATCATAGTTGATAAAGACTTAGCTTTAAATAAATGTACTTCGTCTCCAAATACTATTTCAAACTCGTCAAACCACTCGGCCGGAAACTTATATATTGACTGCCACGTAGAAATTACTATAGGTTTTTCGGTTACCTTATCTTTGCCAGAGTATATCATATGGCAATTTTCGTCTACATCATATCCGTAATCACGAAAATCTTTATACATCTGTTCTACTAACGAAGTAGTAGGTACAATGACTAATGTCTTACTCTTATGATGGATACGTTTCATCGCCCATCGCATAAGGTTATAGATGATAAATGATTTACCAGATCCAGTAGGACTTAATAGTATACATCTTTTATGTTCAATGCCATGAGTAATTGCTTTGTACTGGTAATCTCTGGGTTCAAATGGAGGTTCCCAAGAAGCCATTTCTTTAATCAGCGCTGGGTGATCAATTTCATTCTTAGCAGAAGGTATACCAAACTCAGGGTGCTCTATAATTACCAAAGGATACATTCTATCAGCGCAGAACTTTCTTAGGTGTTGGTATAACCCAACGTTAAGTTCTTTAGTCACCATATTATAAAGTTTTACACGACCGTCCCATTGCTTACGTTTGTATGCGGGCATGTACTTATAACCTGGAACAAAAAACGCAAAGTACTCTCTGAGTTCCTGTTCCCAAGACGGAGGTGAGTGAATCGCCATGTTAGCATGGTCTTTCATAATGACTTGAATTTTATCCATGATGTATTTATTAGCCGCTTAAGCACCGGCTTCGAAGGCTCTCCAACGGATAATATTCGAAATTGTCTGGTGTCTCCAGTTGATATTAGTGACAATATCAGTCAAAGTAGAAATCATTACTTTGTAGTATTCAATCTTTTCTTCTGATGATTGAATCTCTGGATCGGCGTCGTAATAGTAGTCCATGTCGCCTTTAAGAATTTTTAGACCATTAAATGGATCAGGTACCCAACCTACACTATTAAGTGTATCAGGATCCATCTTTCCATTATAATATTCCCACTTAAGTTTTAATAAAGACTTTTGTTTATTCTCTTCGCGCTTAAGTTGAAGTTTGGCTAGAGCCAGTTGTGCCAAGTATTTGGCATGTAGATTAGGAGTAGTGCGGGACACTTCATCTAGTTGGTGTTGTGGGATAACACTATCTTTTTCCCACATACTCAATATTGTAGGTAAATCTAATAACATAAGTTTCTCTCAATTCAATCAATAATTATTTATATGGTCAATACAGTCTTGCCAGTAATCCTTGTCGTGTCCTAGTACGTATGATAACGTCATTCTTGTACAATATGTCCTTGCTGCATGGTATACAACTTTGCCGCTTCCGTATTCGCCAAAATAACCAGCTTTAAGCGTCCAGCCAGGAGAATCATCCATTTTTACTAATTTGCCCGTCTTAGGATCTATATACTTGAACCAACCATCTCCGGTTTCAGACCAAGTAAAAATCAAATTAAACGCAGAAGCATTAGCATTATTATGCCAACCAATAAATCCATTCGGCGGATATACTTGAGACAACGCGCTAGAACCTAATCCCAATTCGGTTTTGATAGCCTCGTCTAATGCAATCCAATCCTTTTTATATTCTTTCTGTCTATCACCATAATAGTGTTCAGGTTTTATTGCATGCGAATAGGATTTATCTGCAGCTCCTTCATGTTTTCTACCCATATTAATAATAGACTTCATGAACTCAGAACCGGTATAATAATCAGCCTGATCTTTAATCTCTTTACCAAAGACGCCATTTGTCTTCATATTCACTATATCATACTTTTCTAAATATGTACAACGAAACTTTTCTAATATATCAAGTACTACTTGGTTTTTAATAGCAAAGCTTTGCATTAAATAATCTCAAATTTAGCAAATCTAAATGTTGCATTAAACGTCAAAAATGTAGTATCTCCTGTAGTAGAATTCAGTTCAATAGAACTGATATTTGTAGGAATACAATCTTGGTATCTTATTTCTACGTTTTTATTATTTGCACTAGAAAGTATAATAACAGTAATATCAGAGTATACGCTAGGGCCATCTTCTACGTAACGGCTTTGTGCTGGTGCAGATACAGTACGCTCGAGCCATGCTTGCATCTCTTTATAGCTAGTCATATCCTCATCTAAAATAATACTTAGCTCTAATTCGGTATATGTGATTTTATCGCCAGCCAATGGTACCGAAGTAATTTGCCGAATAGGTAATTCAAGCGGCTCTACGTTCGACCCCGGGTGGGTAACTGATTGAGCAAAATACTCTAAGTTAGCATAGTATCCTTTATTGATAACTACGCTGAATCCTGTTGGTTGTAAAAACCCTTTATTAGCAGTAACTGCCATAATGTAACACCTCTTTATATTATATCTCTATTTATATAGAATATAACGGACATAAAAAAAGGGAGCCGAAGCTCCCTTAAAATGATCCTTAAAAGGATTCTTTTTTTCTAACTTAGTGAACAAGAATATTGCGAACAGCAAAAATTCTGTAGTACTGGTTAGTTTTAGCAGCAGCAAGACCATCAGCTGGAGTAGCACCAACATATGGGTTAGACGCCATACCATAACGAGTCTTAAACCCGATACGTGGTTGGAAGTCATTCTCGCCAACAGCTTTAACCATCTGTAATGGAACATATGGACAGTAGAATACGCCAGCGTCATACGCGTTAGTACCCTTATAGCCAACAGTTACATAGTCAGTAGTAGCATATGGATCGATATAAACTTTAGTACGACCATTAAGAACACCAGCAAAAGTGTTACCAGTGTCATCTACCTGAAGGTTATTAGACATAGCTGGACTGTAGTCAAGCATGCCAGAAGCAGCAAGAGCAGTAGCAACGTCAGAAGAACAGATAACAACGTTGCCTTTACCGCGACGTGTTTCTTTAGCAATTACGTTAGCTTCACGATCCAACTGAACAACCAAGCCCTTGAACTTCTCTGCAGACCAACGGCCATCAGCATCAGACTGAAGGTCGAAGATACCAGGAATAGTTACGTTAGACTGTTGTGCACCAGTCTTAGCTTGACTATTGATTGTACGGATAACTTCACGGTTAATTTCAGCAAGAATTTCTGTAGAAAGAATGTTAGCTAGCTCAGTCTCTGCATCCAAACCATGGATTGCTTTAAGATCTTGAGCAAGTTCCAAGCTGTATTCAGCTTTAAGCGCACGGCTCTTAGCAGTAACAGTTGACTTCTCAATGGTGAAACCCATTTCAGCGAATGAACCGCCAGTGTTTCCAAGAGCTTCAGCTTCTGCAGTAGTCATACCAGAAGCAGCAAGATCAGTAACACGTGCGCCAGCAGAATCAGCAACTTCCCAACCAGAACCATCAGCTTGCTTAACAGCGCCGTCACCAGAGAAACCGGTAGCAGCTTCGCCAAACAATGCTTCTGGAGCACCAGTTGAACCAGCACCATAACGTGACTTCATAGAGAAGATCAAGCCAGTTGGGCCAGACATTGGCTGAACGCCACAAACGTCATATGCAATCAAGTTAGGCATTGCACGACGAACCAAAGAGATCAATACTGGATCCCAACGGCCAACAGAACTAGTGTTGTTGCCAGCAGTTTCAGTAATGAAGCCAGACTCTTGTGAGCGTTGCTCAGCCATAGCCATTTCTTGGTTTTCCAACATAACGGCAGTAACTGCACGACGCTGTTGATCTTTGATTGTACCAGCGCTTTCTTCGTTAAGTACTGGAGACCATTTTTCGATTAGAGTATCAAATGATTTCATTTAAATGAATCCTTATTTTTTAGAGGTTTTTCTTAGAGTAGAGATATAGTGCTGCATAGAAGAAGATACTTCGACTTCAGCGTCGGTGTCTTCAAGTACAGTTTCTTTCTCAACGATTTCTTTAGAGAAGTAAGATTCTTTGATAGTAGCAACACGCTTAGCGAAAGCTTCTTCGCTATCAAAATCAATTGATTCTACCAATCCTTTCAACTTCTCAGTCTGTGTGTCAGCTAGGTCGCGACATGCTTCAGAGATAATAGAGTTACGCTTGTAAGTCTCTAACTCTTCAGTCATTGCAATAACAGTACCGGTAGTTGTATTAAGCTTTTCTTCTAACTCAACTACTTGTTCTGCCAATTCGTCGACTAGGTCAACTTTAGTTTCTGGTACTTCGATATACGATTCAACGAATACGTCTTTCAACTTAGTCATGAAGTTTTCAGCGATTTCAGTACGGAGACCGGCCTGAATTGCAACTTTATTATCTTCCATCCAAGTTTCAACGACGTAGTTCAAGTATGAATCTACAGACGTAACCAAATTTTCTTTAATTGAAGCAACTTCTTCAGCAAGTTCTTCTTTATATTGCTCTTCCAAGCGGCTAACTTCTTCAGTTAACTTCGACTTGACGGCATTATCAAAAAGGATTGCAGTTTTTTCTTTAAACTCTTCAGAAAGAGTAGCTTCATTTTCAACCATTGCTTCAAGTGCAGAAGTAGTATCTACTGCCTTTTCCGCAACAACAACTGGCTCAACATCCAAACCTTCACATACTTTTGCATATGCAGCAGTAAGGGTTTCTTTGTTCATCTTGTTCATAGACGCATACATGGCATTAATCATACCAGCTTTAGTCTTAGGCAAGTTTGTTTTAGTTGTTGCTTTGGCTGCCTTATCAACAGAAGCAATAGATTCGTCTTCGCTAGGTGCTTTGACTTCTACGCCTTTGCCTTTAGGCTGTTCAGCTTCTTCGAGAGTTTCCTCCACGATATCGTTAATATCTTCATCGTGAAGTTCAACGTCGACTTTAGTTTGTTCAGTCATAATTGACTCCTATATTTTAGATTTGATTAACGAGAGGAAATTCTTAAACTCACGAATCTGCACTTCTGGACGATGCGCAATAGTTGCTTGTTTGATTTCAGTCTCCATCTCTTCAATTACTTGAGGCTCTAAAATTCCGTTATTCCAAACCCAGTCTACACCTTCCATAATACCATTAACAAAAGCATTTGGTGCACTTGGATCTTGTACAATATCAACTGTACTAAGAATAAAATCATCTTTGACATACATGATGCCATTTCTGCTCTCAAGACTTCCCATACCACGAGTTGACACTCCTAACTGTACACCACCTTCGAGAAGACCTTTTACAATCCTACCCATTGGAGTATCCAGTATTTGTGCCCTTCCGACAACATCATTGCCTTCTAAACGAAGGTCAGTAATGAGGTGCGAAACTTTATCCAAGTTAACAGTTGGGCCTTCCGGATGATTTAACTCACCGACAGCACGCTTCTTGCTAACTTGTTCTGCAACATATTTGCCGACTGCCTTTTCCATAATGGCTTTAGGGTAGATTCGGCCGTTGCGATTCTTTTTGTCTGCTTGTGCAAAAACTCCTTCAATGGCATATGACTTTTCGCCATTGTCTTTAGCTTCTACAATACAAACAACTTCTTGGTGTTCGTTAAACTCAGTAATCAATTTCATTATAGCTTACCGCCTAATTCTTTTACCGTTGTCTTGAGTGCTTTCATAGCTTCACCTTCAGACTTAAACGTATCGAGCTTATCGCCATCGATAATAACTGTAAATCCCTTTGCAGATTTAGTGACACTGACATTAACGTTCTTAATAGAACCTCCAGCCTTTGCCTTAAAAACCACATCACCGGCAGGATTAGTAGCTTCCCTAATTTCTTTAAAAGATTTCACAATTGCCTCTTTTAATTAGTATTTATACAAATTGAATACTACAGTTTAAAATTAATTTATTCGTCGTCTTCTTCGTCGTCTTCGACGTCTTCGACATCGTCGAATTCTTCTAAAGCAGCTTCCAGATTTTCTACATCATGACTACCAGTAACGCCGTCATATACGTCTTGTGCAACATTCATTTTTTCGGCTTCTAGTGCCTGAGATACTTTATCTGCCATTAAATCGGCAAATGCTTTTTCAGCATCGTTGTACTCTTTATTATTAACTGCATCAATAAACGCATCAATACCAAATTCAGTGCTCATTTACAACTCTCCTATAATTCAATCTATTATATATCATCTTCTTCGTTCGAGTCTCCACCGGCAGCATTTTCGGCTTCAACTTGTTTCTTCATTTCTTCAATATCATCATCACCAAATCTCATGATGTTTTTCAATACCCACTCTCTAGAGAAGTATTCGCCAACATACTGTGAAACTTGATCCATAGTCTGAAGTCTTTCTCTCAATATTTCAGATTCTTTTAATTCGGTGAAATGGTTATCACGGATAAAATCAACATTGATATCGTTTTTCCATTTTTCCCAATCTTGTTCGGTAATAATGGACTTTAAAAGCAATTGTTTCTTTAATATTCCTAAAAACAAATTACTGAATTTCTTACGAAGTCTATCAATAAACTTCTGGAACTTTACTTCGTCCCTTGTAATTTCTGTGGCACGACCAAGACTAAAGGTATTTTCCTGTTCCAATCTTCCTGATGGAACATTGAGAGATCTGTATACTTTCTTTTGAAAATATATGATGTCGTCAATTTGACCTAAGTTTTCACCGCCAGGCAATGTGCTTATTTCTGTTCCACGGCCGCCTTCTCTACGTGGTAACCAGAAATCTTCTAGCATAGACATATGCTTCCGGTCGTCTTTCATTTCTCCGGTGCTAGCATCATATACTAGTTTATTTCTATAACGAGTCATAATATCTTTCATATGCTCTTCGGCTTTACCCTTAGGCAAATTACCTACGTCTATATAAAAGATTCTTCGTTCAGGAGCTCGAGCAAGACGGTAGATTACCAAAGAATCTTCCATCATGCGGAGTTGATTAATAGGCTTAATAGCCTTATGCAGATATGAGATAACTTTTTTCTTATCAGTGTCTAATAGACCTGATGTAACATAAGAAATAGAGTCAGGAGTTATGCGGATACCTTGTGGTTGACCTTGCTTTTCTTGATAAATGTAAAACTCATTAATTTTATCAATTACTTTAGCGCCGGTAAGTGGATCCTTTTTGTGTTCTACTTCGCGAACTTTACGAATTTTCGTAGAGTCTACTGGCCGGATTTCTTGAATACCAGCCTTGAGGTTGCTTTCATTCACAACCAAGTGATGATAGATACGTCCATCAATATACCAGTTACGGAATATATCATGACCGTGATCAGAAAAATTGAGCATAGAACAAATCTCATCAAATTCTTCTTGCATCGTTTTTCTGATGCTATCTGACAAGTCTTCTATCTTATCTAAATCTAGAGTTACTGATGATTCTAATTCTGATGCTACAATAGCTTCATTAACAATATCTTCAATTGCAGCATCTACTTCCGGATGCTCCGCAATACCACGATACTTTTTAATAAGCTGATGGTTATCTTTAGCAGTATCTCCATTAAAATCAATATATTGGCCAAAGTGAGAACCTGACGCAGTTACGTAACCTGCACCATCTTCATCAATCTTAGGTACTATAGATTTTAATTTCTTGTCTTCAGCCTGTGCCGGTTTTGATCGTGTTATTTCAAAACCAAACAACTTGATGCCGTTGTTATTATCTGCCATTTAGTCCAAATTCCTATAATAAAAATGCAGAGGGACCACTGTGATCCCTCTGTATAGTATACTTATATCAACTTTAACTCGTTGTATCTGATTCCCAGTACTGGACTTGGAACTCTACTTGGAACTCTTCTAGACTACCAACAGTATCGTAACTAAGTTCAATAGCACTTAGATTAGTTGGGAAACATCCACGGAAGTTATAAGTTTTAAGTACTGAACCGTCTTTATCCAATTGTTCAACAAACAAATCTGCTTGGTAATCAATAGGATCGGTTAAACCGGTATTTGCACTATGTGCATTCATACCATTCATCCAACGCTCCATTGCATTACGCGTACTGAAGTCAGTATCGTTAATAATTGTAGGAGACCAAATATCAAATGTGCGGTCTCCAGCAATCTTCAGCGTACGTCCACGAAAAGGAACTTCAATAACGCCCATGACTGATGCTGGCAACTGTGCTGCTTTACATAGAAAAGAAGTCAATTCGACGTCTCCGCCAGCGTAAGCAGGGAAGTTCAGGGTAGCTCTAAAAAGGTTCGGGCGTGCGCCACCACCTTTTAATTTTGATTTAAAATCATCTACTCTTAGTGACATTATATAATCTCCTTATACTGTGCCAACTACTTCTTCAAATTCTATACCAGTTCTAACTGCTATAAAGTTTAAAGTTACGTAGTTGATTGAACGTGCTGGCTTAATAAAGATAGAAGCAACAAATTCGTTACGGTCGATAACTGCCCCAGTGTTATTTGTTTCATCACAAACAACTTTGAAGTCGGTAATACCACGACGACCTTTGATTTCTCTCAATACTGGTTCAACGATATTAACAAATTCAGCGCGAGTAAACTCATCGTTAAATTCGAACATTACGTTTTTACCAGCTTGACCGATAACTCGCTCAATGGTCAAGAACAATCGACGTACGTTAATACGGTCAAATGCTGATGGACGCAATTGGTGAGTCTTATCGCCGAACAAGATAACTCCTTGGCCAGGAATGTTTGCAATTGGGTTAACTGCTGAACGGTAAAGAGTGTCTCTTTGAGATTTTGTAGGGTTACTTGCTAAATCGGTAACGCCTAAATATTGTCCACGTCTCTGACCGGCAGGAGAGAACCATGGTGCAGACACTTTATCAGTTGCAGCCATAACGCCTGCAGTTGAAGAAGCGGCTGGGATGAAGATATAGTTATCATTATACTTGTCAAACACTTTAATAAAGTTGTTATCAACTACTAAGTATGATGTTGGAGTTAATGTATCCGCGAACGAAACTGTATCTGTTACTTGGTTAGAAACATTACCGACAATCGCTGCTCTGTTAGGAGAAGCAACTGCAATACAGTCTTTACGATCTACAGCAATACCAGTTACATGATTAACTAGTGCTGTAGCATCAGCAGCAAGTACTTGCTGAGGACAAATTAGGAAATCAACAATTACCTGATCAGCATCTTCAAATTGACTAAATGCACCAATATATGTACCTAAAGTAAATGCGCTAGACTCAACGCCACCTTTAAGATCCATTGTTGAAAGTGCGTTAGTCCAACCAGAGATTGCAAAATCAACTGGACTGTCTGCAGAAGTTACTGAACCAATAAGAGTACCAAGATCTTCATATGCACTGCCGAACGCATTATCATCACCGAAGTAAGCATTCCAAATAAAGGCTGATCCATTGTTCAATACGTCAGAAACGTAATTAGGTGAACCATCTGGAGTCACTGCGCCTTTTGCCATAGAGACATATGGGAATACTTCTAAGATTCCGCCTGGGTTACCAGTGAAATGACCTAAGCGGTCGATAACTACTACGTGCATTTCATCATTTGAACCGCCATGAGCAGCAGCCCAGACAGATGTTGATGGAGCACTATCGAATGCATTCTTCCAAGCCCAAGTGGAGAAAGTTCCACCAGCTGGACAGAATGACACAGAAAGGGAGTTTCCTAATGAGCCAGGGTATTTGGCAACAAAAGAACCGATTTTTACACCTGATTCTCCCATACCAACCTTGCTCTGATCCCAATCATTTCGGTTATCAATAGCCGCTGCGTCAGTTGTCAAAGAAACCGTTGCAGAGTGTGCGTTAAGACCGCCGTTGTTACCGCGGACAATGTATAAAGCATCTGAGTACTTTAAAAAATATGCTGCAGAATGAAAATCTACTGCAGTTGATTCGTTAGGAGCAGCAAAAATGCTAATTAGTTCAGATTCACCTGATACTAAAGTGCGTTGATTTGCTGGACCCCAACGGAAGTTGCCTACAGTTGCTCCAGTAGAAGTGCTAACATTTGGCGCTACGCCAGTTAGGTCAATTTCTCTGATAGTTACTGCAGGAGACTGTGATGGTGTTGAGAATGCCATAACTTTTTCCTTTTTCGTTAGCGAATAATAAGCAACATAATACGGATAATATCTTCAATACTAGTATTTATACAAACTTAATTCTTAGTATTACCAGTCTTCGCCGCCGCTCGGATTGAATCCAATATTATGCCAGCCATCTCCCCAATTAGTATCTTGGTTTTCTATCTGGTCTATATAATCCAATCCATTGTCAATGATACCAAATGGCGGAACATCTTGCTCAATCTGCAACATTTTATCATGAAACATCATTTGCTTAAGATCAATATTGGTCATATCAGTAAAAAACTGAGTTGATACAAAATATCCAAACATTACTAGGTTCATCATGAGATCGTCATGATTGCCGTTAGATGCTTCATATGAAGTTCCACTTGCAACAAACGTCGAAATCTCTAATACTGTCTGTTCGTCAAATATATCTAATTTACTATTTTCTAGTATATCTTTAATTGCAGAACAACCAATACGTTTAACTTTACGAGTCATTTCAATACCTAAAGCATTGGCTTTGATTGCCGATTCAGTATGAAGATTATCGTATTCTAAATCATAATATAAACCATTACATACCACTTGTCCCTGATCATTTGCTTCTACAACTACGTATGCTGTGTTGTAGAGATTCGCGTACTTATATATAATATTAGGGTAAAGTATGGGCGAAATAGTATTATTGCGATATACCGCGACTTGTTTAAAAGGTCGGGCCGTAATATCGATGACGTTAAACGTCGAATAGTCCTGTCCTCTACCTCTTGCTACATCAACTAGCACAATATACTCATGATCTTCTTTAGGATCTTCGTATATTAAACAACTACCACTCTCTAAAGATCGTTGGTATGGTCTAGCTCTAAGTTTAAGTAGAGTTTCACCATTAATTAGAGTATTACCTGTTCCTACAAACGTGTTACAAAATTCTTGGTCAAATTGCATCTGAGAAGTATTTGCAATAGTCTGTAGTTTCCACGCCTCATCTCTTCCAGGAACATCCCACCAGTTAACTTCAAATGGTTTATACTCGTTTGTGCCTTGCTGTGCTCCAGTCCATAATTTTTCAAATGTATTTCCTATACCATTGGCAGTAGACGTAATAATAACTTTTGTATTTTTACCGGACGAAACTACTGGATATGTGGAGGTATAAAACTGCGCATCATTTTCTACGAACGCAAATTCGTCTAAAAACAGTAAGTTAACAGACATACCACGAATAGATGAACCTGAGGTTGCTGCTGCAATAATCCTAGAATTATTACTAAACTCAATACTACCTTTGTTTAGAGCTTTACAACCAGGTTGCAAAAAGAATGGAAGATTTTCTAACATCAAAGTAACACGAGCAAGCATCTCTCTAGATGTTGCCCCTTTGTTTGCTAGAACTGCAATAGTTTTTTCTGGATGGAATATTGCATACCACAGAAGATATGCAACAGAGCTTATTGATTTACCTGACTGACGACACGCCAATACGATAGAAAATCGATTGTCGTTAAAATGGTTAAACATCTTCTCCTGATAATCGTACAAATCAAAATGTACTAAACCTCTATCAAGTGATATAATTTTTACATAGGTGCGCGCAAAATATGCAGGATTTTCCATGCATTTTTTGTATTCTAGTAACTTAGCTTTAGTCCAAGGTTCCTGAATGCCATCACGCTTGACATTCGGATTTCCTAAGTAGGTCGAACCAGCTACTTTTGAAGGATCATCAATCCTTGTCGACGACGTCTGTGCTGTCACTTATATCAATCACTTTTTCTTCATGTGCTACTTGTGCTAGCATTCTCTGCAAGTCTGTAGTAGAACCTATAAAAACATTATTATTTGTTACTCCTCCTGCTGGTAACGCCGGAGTTGCAACTTCATCTTTTCTATTAATTTCTTTATGTTTCTTATTAAGATCCATAAGCTTATCGTTAACATCTGCAATGCCTTTAATCATACCAGACAATACTTCGAACGCGCGCGGATGTTCACTTTCGCGAGCAACTTCAATCATTAATTCAAGGGATTCTCTTCCCTTTTCAATTAAATCATAATACGTTTCTCGAGAATAGTCGTAATCGCTTTCTATATTTCGATTTTTATCAGAGCTCATTTCTGTCACTATCCAAATACTTTATGCTAAATCCATAATCTTCATCAGGGCTTACGCCAACCGGTGTTGGTGTAATATTTATAGTATTAATAAGTGTCGTAGAAATAGGATCTAAGATCAAATTCATATTCGAATTAACTTCTCTGATAATCGACGCAGTGCGATCCGGACCATAAAAGTTAATTTTCATTTGAAAATCTAAAGTATAAACGATAGTTCTTCTTTGCTCTAGAGAACCTTCATAGTCATCGGAGAAAGTAACACTTTGCAAAGTAATGGGTACGTCTTCCTTGACGTCTGGATAGTCCATGAAAGGTTTAACAGTTAAGTTATACTGTGGAGCAAAATACGGCAATATTTGTTCTACGATCTGTAGAGCATCGTCC